CTCCCGCCTCGCCGTTGAACGGGGTGCCGAGCCAAAAGAGGCTGTCGTTGGTCGCCGCGAACAGCACAATGTCCACACTCGGAGTATTCGGCACTGCGTACTGACTCATCGTGAACTCGATGCTATCGGACCATGCCGACCAACCACCCTCACGAGCATAGTACCGGAGTCGAGCTTTATTTACCGCGTCCGCCTGCAAAGCCCTCCCACTGTTTGATACCGGGGGCACTGTATCGCGCTCAGACGCAAGGTACACACTATCGGTGTAGATCGTCGAGCCGCTCCAGTTGCTTGTGCCGATAGTATCGATCTGTACCTGCGTCGAGTCGTGCGTGTCGCCGGGGTCTGCACTGAATACGGAGCCCAGCCAGTATACACTGTCGTTCGTATCAGCAAATACGGTAATGTCGATTGTAGGCGTGTTTGGTGGGGAGAAGGACTGCGCCTCGCTACCTGTAGCGGCACCGCCCGCAATGCCTGCGATTCCCCCGAAACCAAGACCATACGCGAGTGCGCCAAAGGCCAGTAGACTCGACATAGCCGGAATCAATGCGTTACTGTTGCCCTTAACAACGCTGCCGTCTGGTCGCTCCTCAAGCCACTCAGCCAACATCTTGGTGCCCTTAAACACCGGGATAGCGCAGACGCCCGTGAAGAGGGTCCAGCCTAGTAAGGGAATAGCAGTTGTCACCGCTTGGTCACCCTATCCCAAACCTTATCAACGGCATCGGCGCTAGATGCTGCAACCTTAAGTGCGATGGCGGCGATGGCTGCGGCCTTAGCTGTCCTGAACAATACTTTAATCATTAACTGGCTACGAAATTAGTAAAAAACGACCCACAAGCTGACGGAGGGAATTGAACCCCCAACCTGTTGATTACAAATCAACTGCTCTAACGATTGAGCTACGCCAGCAACCATACTACTTAGACTTGACGGTATGTGACCGTAAGCCGTGCTGCGCCCTGCGATACAGCGGAACCGGCAGAAGTGATCTTCAAATAGACTGTGACATCAGAAGTACCAATGTCATCAATTGCAGCACCCTGAGTCGCGTCCGGGTCAACAAGAGTCCGTCCAGCAGACTGAATATCAGCAACATCGCCGTATGCGTCAGGATCGGCAGAAGTTCCAATCTCAAGTGCGTCAGATGTCCCTGAGTCCCAAACAGTTGTGACATCAACCATCTGGTCAATAATCTGGGAGCTTGCCGGGAGGATGATGTCTGTTGCAAATGCGCCAGTATCAGAAAAAGTGAAGGTGTCAGTCTGTGTAAGAACGACCCCTCCAGTGTTTGCACTAGCGCCTTCGCGCACCGTGCCAGCCTTGATCGGACCAGAAAAAGTAGTGGTCGCCATAATAATTTTTCCTTACGAGAAGTTTTTTCTAGCGTCTTCGTAAGCGTCTGCCGGGACAGTCGCTAGAATAAGATTACCCGGATAACAAAAATGGGGTGAAGGTGACATTTCTGCCACCTCCACCCCACCTTTACTGTACCACTTAGGCTCCGGGTGAACCCCAAACCCCAAGCGGATCCGACACGCCGAAGCTATAACGCTCCCGCGCCTTGTAGCGAACATTTCCGGTATCAAAGTCACCGTCCATGCTCGTTTCCATGGCAACGCGAGTGAAGTGCTTCATGCCGTTGGGCACATCAGTCATGAGGAACCACGCATCGACATCAGTCAGATAGTGATTCACAGCATGACCCTCGGGGACAACTCCCATAACGCGAAGTGCGTTAATGTCGTTATCCGCCGTACCCGGACGAAGCTCCGTACCCAGTACGCGCTTTGCGACAAACTGGAGATCGGGCGGGATAATCAGCTTGCGGGGGCGAGCGGCGATCAACAGTCCGCGCTCATCCGTCCACTTAGCAATCTGAATAACAGCCGCTTCGAGTGAAGTTTCGTTAAGGTCAACCGCCGTTGCGGGCCGGTTGGAGTTCTTACCACCGCTAACAAGCGGGTGCCCGTCGCCACCAGTGACACCATCGCCAAGGGCAGTGAAAAGGTTGACGCCATCGCCACTCTGGTAGGCATTGGTGAATCCGTTGTTAAACGGAACCATCGCCTTAACCTGCTTCGTGTGGGCCATTGCGCGTGCAAGCGCCTTGGTGTAACGAGCAGACAGAGAGTCGTAGAGGTTGTCTTCCATTGCTTCTTCGGTAATGGAGAAGCCCATGGCAATCGTTTCATGGTTGTATCGTGCCGTGAACGATTCCTGTGCGGCATCATAAGAGATACCGCTACCCTCCGGCTTTACCGGAGCAGCAGCAAAGCCAGAAAGCTTTACTTCTTCCTCAAAAGAACGATCCGAAGCCTCTGCATCATAGCAGGCCGCATGCTCGTCATCATAGCGAGCATACTCAAGCCCAAAGAGAGCGTTAAGACCCGGAAGGAGTTCCTTGAGTAGCTGAGCGCGTGAGATAGCCATTTATTTCACCTATACGCCAGTTGCAGCAAGGTACTGATGAGAAGACTCATCCGTGTCCTTGGCAGCATTAAATTTAACAATGACATCAGGGAAACCGTCGCTATCCGTAAGTCCCTTCGGCGGCAGGCTGTCAGGCCCATCCACAAAGTCAAGGATACGCAGGGGGAGCGTATCAGTGGTTGCAGGGCTATCACCGTCAATCGCGTTCTTCGACTTGCCGATAGCGGTAGATCCTGCTGTCTGAATGACATCGCAATTCAAACCACGGTCTGTGGTGTTCATTGCTTCGTCGGCCTGCATCTGAAACACGACAAAAGGATCGTCCATCACATACGCCATTGCGTCAGTCGCCGCATTCGATGCGGGCCACTGTGTGCTGAACGTCTTCTGTCCTGTCGTTGGGTCCGTATATGCACAACCCATAAAAATACCACACGAAGTCAGGGTGGCAGTCCCGGTATCTTTTTCGATAGTACCGCTCGCTGCAACCTTAACAAAATCACCATTAAAAATGGCGGTTCCATATGTGGTAATAATTGGTAGCTGGCGCACCTTGCCCGTAAACGAGCCTGACGCACTCAGCGTACCGATGGGTCTGGCGCCATACGGTGAAGCTGATGTAGCCATGTTATTACCTTGAGAGTTTTATTGTGATTATGGTAACCGCCAGAGATTGCGACTAAGAGCCGCCACCTCCGTAGGTTACACTTGTCTTACGTTCGGGCGAAAAAACTGGCATCCGAGGATCGTTTTCACGCATAAAGTTGTTATCTACTGCGGACATTTGATCCTGAGCACGCTTTGCGTAATAGTCCTGACGCTGATTGACCATCTCTTCTGGTGCCTTGCAAAGAAGCAGTCCACCAACTTCGATGGCGCCCTTCGCGGCCCAGTCTGAACCATGGTCACTCATGATTTGCAACTCAGTGTGATCTTCTGCCCTGACCGGCTCCCATCCTTCCCGGAATCTCTTGGATGCGTTGGTGTTGTCAGGCGTTCCAACCATAGAAGTTCTGACCCAACGAAAGACCCATCCATCTTGCGGATCTGGATCTGGAAGAATCGATGCTGGTTCCCAATTTTTGTTGCGCTCGTTTGTTTCACGAGTGTCGGCGCCACTCTTCTGTCTTGGTGCGCGATCAGTAGTCATTTAAGTCCTATCCTTAACGAGTTGTGCCGCATACTGCTGCGGGCTGAGACCGAGGCGTTTCGCGATTCTTACCTGAGTCTTTGTCAACCTTATGGTGCGTGGCGACCCTCCACCTGAACCTCTCTTGGCGGGGGCAACAACGGATTTTGTTCTTTGTGGTTTTGCGATGTCGATAAACTCACCATCAGTGCCGTCATCATCATCGAAGTGCGAGGGAAAAACTTGCCTAACCCTCGAATCAATTAATTGATAATATTCATCAGTGTCTGGGTCAACACCCTCACTTACGATTTTATCATGAACCCCATAGGCAAAGCTTGTCATTTCATAGTCAGAGCCAAACCAAGGATTGTTTTCCTGCCAGTCTACCGCTTTTGGGTCTACCGCTGGTGGCTGTGGCTGTTGCGGCGCCTGATTATAGTATTGAGGGTTCTGCGCCTCCATTTCACGCTGCTGTTGAAGCACCGCGTCTTTCCAGTCGTTAACAACTGCGCTGGAAACCTGTCCGGGACTTGATTGAATCATTTTTGCATCAATCAAGTTTTTTTGTGCCGTGGCCATAGCCTCAGGGTCGCCAATCTCGTTTGCCTGCCTTAGCATATTTTCTGCCATGGCGACAGCGGCATTAGCCCTGCCTTCAGCCTGATTGTCTAGGGCTGATTGAGATCTTTTTACTAGCTCCAAAAGCCTCTGATTTTCTGTATGAAGCTGTTGCGTAGCAATAATGGCCTCATCGGACATTCGTTCGGCCTGTTCCTTTGCCCGACGCTCTTCGTGGTACTCCCACTTTAATTTCTTAATTCGATCTTGGGCACGCTTGCCAACTTTCTTGATTTCCGGCTCTTCGTCTTCAGCCGCTTTCTCGACGTAAGGTTGATCTTCTTCGGGTGTATCGTCTACGATTTCAACACTGAGATCATCTTGTTCTTCAACCAAAGCCGCCGGGTCTTCGATTGTGTTCTTGACACCAAAAAAGGCGTCTTCTTTTGTCGTCATGGTTAAGCCCTTTCGATTCCACGCGGGTCTTCGACAACAGCCTCAACCGTGTCGTCATTAATAATGCGGAACTCCTTGCCGTGGATCTTGATTCGTGTGCCACTAAACGCTCGGAACACGACCCAGTCACCCACTTGGCAGTAGGGTCCGTTGGGAAAACGCTCGGGGGATGAGTATGCATCTGGCCCCATGCTCATCACCCAACCAACAACGGTGGCAATGGACTCTTCATGTTGGTACTTGGCAGACTTGATGATGCCGCCATCGGTCTTCTCTTCTACTTCAGGAAGAGCAATTAGTACCTTGTAGCCTCTGGGCTCTGGCAACTGTGACGCTTTGTTAGGCGCGTCTCCGGTTTCAGCATTGGTTGCTGTACCGACCTCTTCTTCCGCTTCCGTCTGGAGCGTGGGCATTAAGCCTCCATATTGTAAGTGCGCTACGATCTAGCGATGCGTCCTGCAAGTAACAAATAATAAATTACAAAAAAAAATCAACACTTGGCTCTCAATTGTTTTAGAGCCTTGTCAGTCGTTAGCCATGTACCTGCGGCTTAAGCCAATGGTCATGCAACATAATAACCAACGATATCATTAGTACGCCTGCAAGTAACGGCGGCCAGTCACCAAGCCCAGTTAATAGTTTGTAGACCATAGTGCCTTCGACCAGCGCGATAATCAGCGCGAGGTTATTCCAACCCCTGAACGGAATCTCGTGCTTCGACAGCCTTCTGAGCACCCATGTGATAATCTCACTGAGCTGGTCGCGGCCAGTGGTTTTGAGCAATAGCCCAACCCCCTCTACCGGGAAGAAACTGAACGCGACCCAGAACCCAAGCCAAGGCTGGTCTGGACGCATATGAGCGTAGAGCAACAAAAGAAAACGAATCAGCCATACACCAGCAAACACTAGGTGCGGCTTGCCTTGAATTCCCAAAAATTACACCCCTAGTTGTTTGTGGGCCTATTTATTTTTTCTTGACGTTTTTGCTTTTTCTTTTGACTTACTGGTTAGGTCACCAAAATGAAAAAGCTTTTGGCTTGTTTTCGTGTGTCCCTTGTTCGTGTGCAATTCCCCATTGGGCATCTTGTGCATGTTTCCACGCCAAATAGTTCCATCTTTCAGGTAGTGGTTTACGCCCTTGGCCATTTATTTCCTGTGCCTTTTGGTTTTCTTTGAAATGCTTTTCGGCTGTTTAGAAAACTGCTTTCCTTTTTTTGTATCTTCACGTTTTTTTGCAGTAGTTCTGTTGTACTCCTCTGCGGACAAGGCCATAATCGCACCCTTTGGCAGGTACCGCTCATTGGTTTCCCCGCTAGGCTTACCGCTCTTGGTTTGCCACTCCTGCTTGGTCCAGCGGTCCAAACTTTTCTGGCTTTTTTTCTTAGCCATTTAGTTTTTGTAACCCCCGCCTTTTGACTTGTATTCCTTGGCAAGCAACTGCGCCTTGCGGGCAGACCACTGCCCAGCCTTGCCGCCCTTTGTGCCCGCCTTGATTTTGGTAAAAAGCTTTTTTCTCATCGCTGGCTTTGTGTAGTTACCAGCCTCATTAACTTTTGATTTTGCTTTTCGTTTTTTAGTAGTAGGCATTAGTCCCACTTCGCATTCGGATCATTCATTTTTTCTTCTAGGTCAATGATCTCGCGTTCGAGCCAAGCAAGGCCTTCGACCTTGCCTACCATCTGTCGGTACTGTTCGATGTTCGCGCACGATCCAACAGACATTGCGTCAGCAAGCTCATTCATTTCGTGTCTGATTTTTTTCCTTAATACACCGAGTATGCTATCAGCCACCTGTTACTCCCCCTTTAGTTGATCCATTGCGTATTTATAACCTTCTGCTTCGAGCTTCTCTTGCTCAATGCTTGTTTTTGCTTCTAGTTCCGCCTGCTCAAGAGAAAGCCCTGCCATGTCTACCATTTTGTCAGTCTGTAGCTGCTCCATTTTAATCTGAGCATCAACGGCATCCTTCTGCTGCTTGGCGGCAAGCTTCTGCTGTTCAAGGCCAATCTTCGCAGAATCGGCTTGCGCCTTTCGCTGAACATCCTGCTCACGCAGTGCAATCTCGCGCTCGCGCTGTTGAATGATTGGATCTTGCTGGTTTCGAGCCTGTTCTTCAGCCTGTGCCTGCTGCTGCTTCTTGCCCAATAGCTGGTCCGCCGCGTCAGCGATAAGAGTGCTGAGACGTTTTTCTACATCTGCGGGCAACGGATCACCCATTGGCGGCAACGGAACCCCAAGCTCCCCTTCAATCTGATCCGTTAGCTGGAACCCGAGATGCTCCCTGATATGTGCATCGATTGACGCCATGACGGCGCCTCCCATTGGGGAGTTCTGTGTGTCTTGGGCAATCTGTGGGTCATTTCGCAACACCATGTGAACACGAATGTGCGCCTCATGGTCTTGATACTCAAAAGCCTTAATCGGCTTAAGCATCAGCATGTTCT